TCTAATGCAGCTTGTGCTTCAGCATTACGATCCTCAGGAATATCTGATCCAGGTTCTAATCTGCACCATTTACGTTGAGGAGGAAAGATGCCTGATTGCATACGGTTAGCAAATCGTTGTGTAGAGTCAATAGCAGTAGAATCAAACACACGATTCATCTTTTTAGTGCCACCAACCTTACCATCATAATGACCGTCATAGAGATTACGTTGTGGTAATGCAAACTCGTATGCTTCTTCATACAAGTTTCTAAAGTCTTCTTTTTTAATTAATGCTTTCTCATGTCTCTTTAAGACATCTTCTGCATTTAATCTCATCATTTCTGCCATTATCCTATACCTCGGTTCATTAATAATCCTCTATTTTTTAGTCTTGCATCTACCATAGATTCATTTGCATCTTTTTCTTCTTGATCCATAATAGTATGTATTTCTTGTGATCTTTTATTCAACTCATCCGGAGTTTTGTATATTGGAAATTTACCTGACTTAATGTCATTTTTCCAGATATTATATAGTTCATCCTCATCATATACAATTCTACCTTTATCTCTAATATACCCTGGAACAGATACATATTGTCCTTTATTAGGACCTTCTGGAATCATAATTCCTGTAGAGTAAACTGTAACTGGTCTGCCTTCTTCATCACGACCAACTTTCCCAGACCGAATAGTGTCTCTATGATATTTAACAATATTCTGCTCTGCTTTAGATAATGTCATCATGTGACGTGGCATATACATTTCAACCATAATTATCCTTTTTTATTTCTTGCTGCAAATGAACGTGCTGCCTCTTTACTACCGAAACCCCATGCCTGTAATGCTTTCTTCAATCTTGTTGGTCTACCTTTTTCATCTTTTAAAGGACCAGCCATACCACCAAAGCGTGCAGCAAAGCTGACACGACGACCATCTGTGCCAGACTTTTGTGGAGCCTTAAGATCTCCACCATCTTTTCTTTCAAAGTGTTTACGTCCAGCCTCATTCAATCCACCTTTAGGGTTTTGATATTTCTTAGCAACCATTATTCAGTCCAACTTATTATTATTTCCATTGCATGTGGATTGTTGTTTCCATCTGCATTGGTTAATCTAAATAGGTAATTAGTCAATCCTTTTAGGATAAGATTATTACCACCGACTTCACCACCACCACCTTTTTTACCCACACCACCTGTTAGTATTTCTTTTAACACTAAAGTCCCTGTACTTGTTACAGTAGGGTTGGCAAGAGCTACACCACCACTTACAATTGTACTAGCACGATTCCGATTAATAATAGGCAATGATGTGCCACCTGTTGCACTAGCACCTTCATATAAGTAACCAACTGCATTGCCACTAGATAAACCATTAATACTAAATATAGGATTAATATGTTGAGGAAATGCAATTACAATATCAATGCTAGCTCCATCTACAACTTTGTTGTCATAATCAGCAACTAATCCAGCACTAAAAGCTTGCCCTTCAACTAATCTAACATGCTCAACTGGTCTCGTTGCATAGGCATCTCTATATCTTTCCACTATGCCCACTCCGCTTTTTGTATTCTTAATGGACCTAGATTAACTAAGAAGTAATCAACAGGTTCACCATCGACCTCACCTTCATAGATCTCAAAGCCTACGTTAAATCCCCAATATAAATGATATGACCACATTACTTTTTCTTCTTAGGGAATCCAGCTAACATATTCTTATATGCTTTATCTGATATAGTAGAATCCTTTTTAGATCGACTTGTACCAGCTTTCTTACGTTTATTCATATTGTAATATAAACCTTTACTTGCCATTACTTCTTCCCCTTGCGTGCTTGTGACATTGCAATAGCAACTGCTTGATCTTTGCTTTTGACAGTTGCACCTGATCCTGATTTGAGTTTACCAGATTTATACTCTTTCATAACTTTACGAACTTTCTTTTGCATCTTATCTTGCATCTAAGACTCCTCCTAAGTTACCTTTTTCAGGTGGTTGTTTAATATTACGTACTCTGTTTTCTTTACTATCCATTGTAATATACTGATCGTAATGACGACTAAATGATGCGCGTCTTGCTACCTTTGTTTCGTCATCTGACTGTGCAGCACCAGCCCAATGACTGTTATACCAAAATGAATTAATTGTCTGATTACCTTGTGTCACTTCATCAATGTTAGTATTTTGTTTTTCTAAGTAATCAAATAACAATACAGCAGATTGCTGACCAGCAGATAATTTATATGCATTCCCGTCTTGATATGCTTTAATCATATAATTAGGCACGCCAGCTTTTTTAAGCTTTGCTGGATCATTTGTTAATGTCATGCCTTTTGATTTTAGTATTGTATTAAAAGCTCTACGTAAAGCAGTTCTTAAGCTGTTTCTCTCAAACTGATATAAGCCTTGCCCATGCTTACTATAATCAAAGTTAGATACCTCTTGTAATTTTTTAGGATCTAGCTTAGATTCATGATACGCGATTGGTAGCATAATTTTATCTACAATCTGTTCTGGTGTACTCTTTTTGTTGCCTAAATATTGAGTAGCAAACTGATAGTCTTTATCATTTAAGATAACATTTCTAGCTCGTTTAAGATCCATTGCTAATCCTATGTGCGTTATAAAGATTAATAGGAGGAAAAGATATTTCATGCCATTCAATCATAACTTAATGTCTGCTCCAAATAAACCAGCAGTCATTCCTAACCCTGTTGTTCCTAATTCTGGTAATCCAGTTGATGGAGCATCTCCTGGTAATCTTGCTTTTCCAACTAAACCACCAGTACCTCGACGTAAACGTCTTTGTGATGCCTTGCTTGCTTCTGATTGTGCTTTAATTCTTTTAGCTCCAGCTTCAGCACTTCTTTCAATATCTGCTAACTCACCAGCAGTAAAGTTTTCACGTCCTTCATAAACATCTACAGGACGGCTACTTAATGCTTTACCACCAGTGGGATCTTCATAGCTAACCCTTGTTTCAGCTGTCCATCCACCCATTGCTGCTGCGATTGGGCTAGTTGGTGCGCTAGGTCGCATTGGACCATAATGACCATAAGGATTACCAAAAGGTGAGCTTGCGTATGGGGGTGTATACTTAACATTTACATTTCTTCTGCCTAATTGATATTCACCAGAAGGTAATAAGTATTCACGACCTTGTTCTTTAACTTTTCGATAACCAGATGAGATTTGTGTATCTACTTGTTTTTGCCACCAGTCTTCAGACTTGAATATATTACGACCACCAGCAAGATTCAATAAATCTTTCTGTGCTTTTTCAGATGTTGGCAACATTCCTCTTGCCAATGCCATACCAAAATCTAAGGCTGCCATTATTTAGATGTACCTAATGTATCTTCTTCTTCCACACCAACCTCTGGGCTGAATCGACCACCAGCTAATAATGTGCGCTTACCACCACGCATTCTTGCTTTACGTTTAGCAGCCATTTCTTCTTGTAGATCTCTTTTTTCTGCTTGTGCTTGTTCTCTTGCACGTTTTGTTTCTTCACGCTGTAATCGTAATGATTCTTCAGCTGCTGATGTATCTGGCTTTCCGCCACCGAATGCACCACCCATTAGGTTCTCCTCATCATGTAATAATCTTTTTTATCTACGCTATATTGTCTGAGCAAGCCCTCTTTTTCAAAACCTAGACAGCTTGCCCATGACATAGCCCTTTTATCCTCAAATCTTACCGTAATTTGTAAACGATGTAAAGTAAATAATATCTCACAGATATCAAAGAATGCATGCGCACCTTTAGTCATAGCTATTGGGTATCGTCGAGATTCCTCAGAAAATAAAGACCACGCTTCACCCACACCACTCCAAATGATAACACAACCAAAGATAGCCACAGGACGGTCATCAATGTAAGCAGTAATGCTAGGACCAGCCTGAGACTGATGTATGATACGTTGTTCTCGAACTTCAGGCGGTACTTGCGCAACCCCATAATCGTCTAATCCTTTAAATGTTTTTAAATGCAGTGGATTGAATGGCACATATCCAC